CTTGATGGTCGCGCCGTAGTAGGGCTTGACAGTGATCTTGCTGCCATCGGCCATCGTGAAGTCCTTCATGCCGAGTTCAGACAGCATGTTGGGGATCGATTCCTCAAGCAGCTTGCGGTACTGCTCGTTGCGCTCCTTGAGCACAGACTCGATCTCTTCAATCTCTTTTTCCAGCAGCTTGGCACGCTTGGCCAGTGCAGCAACAGAAGACAGGTCCTCGTCCTTGACGGTAAGGGCACCTGCATCTTCCTCGAACATTGCATTGAGGTTACTCATCGCTTTCTCCTTTCTGAGTGATGTCAATCTTAACAGGGATATACATGCGCTCGCGGCGATCCCACTTGAGCGCGGTATAACGGCCAGAGTTGAAGTGTGCAGCAATCGAGCAGGCCAGGCCAATTGCTACGGGGTCACCTGTCAGCAACAGGTAGTCGTCATCAGAGAAGTGCCGCAGTTTGTGGCGCAAGCTCCGAATCGTGGGCGCAGTGCTAAATGCGATCTGCGTGTAAGAAGGCAGTAAGACTTTCATCTCGCCAAACTTCATTGCCGGGGCAATGTCGTGGTTCGGCATCTCCTGCACGATGTATACGGTTGACACGTTTACGCTCTCCTTTCTCAAAACGTGCTTTTAGTGTACACTGCTTTCCAGGGTTGTCAATACCCTTTTTTCAGAAAGGCAGAAAGCAATGGAATATTTTTTGAACAACTACCCCTTCAAGAACAAACCGTTCACCCATCAGGCTGCGTACTTGCAGCGGTTCTGGGAAGACAAGGAGGTAGCTGTCCTGGCAGAGATGGGCACGGGCAAGAGCTTCATGCTCATCAACAACGCGGCCATGCTCTATGACAAGGGCCGCATCAATGCAATGCTCATCGTAGCGCCGAAAGGCGTGTACCGCAACTGGTACACATCCGAAATTCCCAAGCATATGCCAGACCACGTCCAGGTGGCCATGGCTTGCTGGTCTCCCACCCCGCGCAAGGCGGAGAAGATGGAGATGGAGCAGATGCTGGAGTCGGTTGACAAGCTGCGGATCTTGGTGATGAACATCGAGGCATTCAGCACGGAAAAGGGCCTGTCATTTGCCCGCACGTTCCTGCGGGTGACCAATGCCTTCATGGCGATCGACGAGAGCACCACCATCAAGACGCCCCAGGCCAAGCGCACCAAGGGCATCATCAAGGTAGGCAAGGAAGCGGTGTACCGCCGCATCGCCACCGGCTCACCGGTGACCAAGAGCCCGCTGGACCTGTTCAGCCAGTGCGAATTCCTGGGGCCAGACTGCCTGGGGTACCACAGCTTCTATGCCTTCCAGGCGCGGTACGCGGTCCTCGTCGAACGCCGCTTGCCGACCCACACCTTCAAGCAGATCGTCGGCTACCGCCACCTGGACGAGCTGCAAAAGAAGCTCAACCGGTTTGCCTTTCGCGTGACCAAGGAAGAGTGCCTGGACCTGCCTGACAAGGTGTTCGTGCGCCGAGAGATCGAGCTCACGCCAGAGCAGAAAAAGTACTACGACCAGATGAAGCTCATGGCCCTGGCCATGTTTGAAGATGGCTCGATGATGACCACCAACAACGCCCTCACGCAGATCATGCGCCTGCACCAGATTTGCTGTGGCCACATCAAGCTCGACGATGGTCGCCAAGAGGACATCCCCAGCAACCGGATCAAGGAGCTGCTCGAGCAGATCGAAGAGCTCGACGGCAAGGTCATCATCTGGGCCAACTACCGGCGGGACATCGAGAACATCAAGCTGGCGCTGCAGGAAAAGTACGGTATGACCAGCGTGGCCACCTACTTTGGCGACACCGAAGCGGAGGTCCGCCAGGAGATCGTCACCAACTTCCAGGACCCGGGCCATGATCTGCGGTTCTTTGTCGGCAACCCCCGCACCGGTGGCTACGGCCTGACGCTCACGGCAGCCAAGACGGTGATCTACTACAGCAACAACTTTGACCTGGAGGTGCGCCTGCAGTCCGAGGACCGCGCTCACCGCATCGGCCAGACCAACAAGGTGACCTACATCGACTTCATCAGCCCGGGCACCGTGGACGAGCACATCGTCAAGGCCCTGCGCAACAAGATCAACATCGCCAACGCCGTGCTTGGTGAAGAACTCAAGGAGTGGATCAAATGAAGATGCCTCCAGAAACACAAACCTGCCCTAAGGAGTGTCGCATAGCGTTTGGCCCCGGCGTCACAACGTGTGCCTACTATCCCCCTGTTTACGACAAAAACGGCAACAACATCAATCCGGATCGCAACATCACCTCTGGTAATTGCTCGTGCATGGCCTGTGGCAAAGCATGGACCTATTCCACCCAGCTGGATGTGACAACCTACAAAGAAATGACCTAAATGCAGCTCGTTCCGATCAGAAATAAGTTCGTCTACCCCAAGCTCAAGCGCCTGGACCTGCCCACGGGCCGCGTTTATACGCTCGACGGCACGGACCCCGTTCCAAGCGTCACGACCATCCTGTCGTCGACCAAGGACAGGCAGCACCTGGATGACTGGGAAGCACGCGTTGGCAAGGAAGAGGCCGAGCGGATCAAGAACGAAGCGGCGATGGTGGGCACACACATGCACTCAGTGGTGGAGCGCATGCTGCTGAACAGGCCCCTGGAGACGCCGCGCACCTGGCTGCAGGTCAAGGGCTACCGCATGGGCTATGCGCTGATCGAAAAGTTTTTCCCAAACATCGATGAGGCGTGGGGCACGGAAATCCCGCTGCTGTACCCGGGCCGCTATGCAGGGACCTCGGACTTCATCGGCATCTACAAGGGCAAGCCGACGATCGTCGACTTCAAGCAGGCCAACAAGATGAAAAAGCGTGCGTGGATCGAGGACTATTTCGTCCAGCTCGCTGCGTACGCTGAGGCACACAACAAGCAGCATGGCACCGACATCAATCAGGGCGTGATTTTGATGATGGCGCAGGACGGACAAGCGCAGGAATTTGTGACCGTGGGCCGCGAGTTCGACCAGTATCGGGACAAGTGGTGGCGCCGTGTGGAGGCGCACACAAAAAAGGGCCCGGAGCCGGACCCGGGCCCAAGTGCCGCCGGAGGTGGAGATGGTCCTCTGCCTGAGGCGTAGACGGCAACTGCAAATTCACTTTTTGCGGGCGGCCCGCATGTTGTCTACCAGGTTGGGGTAGGGACGGCCAGCGGCCTTGGCAGCTGCTTTGGCACTGGCTTTCTTTGCGGGGCTGAGCTTTTTGGATTTGCCGAGGTCCGCGGGCCTCGGTTTGTCCCACACGGGCTTTTTCATGCCGACTCCTTTTTGGCGGTCACTACATCATCGCCCTTGCGGACGGTAACTTTATCGCCTTCAACCTCGACCCGCATGGGGGCTTCCTCGCGGTGCAGCTTGTCGAGCTTGCCGATGAGCTCTTTGATCACCTCAAACTCAGGCCTCTCCTGCTTGGGAGACGCACCAGCAATTCCGTTGAGCATGGAGATGAGCGCAGTCAGCGCAGCGCCCAGCAGGCCCATCACAGCGGCAATCTTCTCGTTGTCCAACACAATGCTGGCACCCACACCAATCACCACGATGAACGTGATGTAGAACAGGCCCTGCTTGCCGATGGCCTTACCTGCCACGTCTTTAGCCGGAGACTGGGCCTCAAGCTCTTTGAGCTTGACTTCCGCCTGCGCCTTAATAAGCTCAATCTGCTCATTCATTTCATTTTCTTGAGAGTCTGAGCCAGACGGGCGCGTTGACCCATCTTGCCCGGGGCCTTGGCGGCCTTGGCCAGTGTCTTGGCGGGGATGGTTTTCCCCTCTTTCACACCAAGCTCGGAGCGCAGAGCGCCGGGTTTCTTGATTGCTTCGCTGATCCATTTCTTCGTTGCCATGGCGTGCCCTCATTCAAGGTTGCGGAGTTTGTAGATCACTGACAGGTACGTGGCCACGGCCTCGTCGATCAGGTTTTGAATCGCTGTCTCGGTCTTGGGGCAGGCTTCGTAGCGAATGTCCTGCACCTTCTCCATGTGCTTTTCAAGTTCCGTGGCGGTGGCGGCGATCGTCTTCTTGCCCAGGGTCGGGGTGAAGTACGGAATCTCGTCCATCAAGCCATGACGACCTTGCCAGGCCTCGGCAATCGAATCAGCGTTGTCGATGATGTCGTCGTAGAACGAATTGAGGGCTACATGAGCAGCATAGCTGCCGGGACCCGTCACCAGGAGATGGCGGCGATGGGCGAACTCACGGCTCATGAACAGGGTAGCGATGAGCTCTTCCATCACTGGGCTCCTACTTGTTGTTGCCGCTGCTGCAGCAACTGGCTAATTGGGTCATTGGGGAACAGCTGCGGATACATCAGGCTCGGGGGTGTGGGCCCCTTGGCCGCGGGCGGCGGTCCCATGCGCATCTGTGGCAGCCCCGTGGTCGGCGGAGCAGGCGGCAGTTTGCGCATCATCTCGGCTGCCGTAGGGCGTGCCACAGGCAAGCCTGCCGTGGCGGTAGGCACGGGGCCCTGCTCTTTGGTCACGTCAGCTGCTTCGAGGGCCGTGAGCCGCGCCACATTGGGCACGTACCTGGTCGGGGAGATGCCGATATCCTGCAGCTTGGCCGCAACTTTCTTGGCCTCTGCCGGGGTGCCTACGCGCACCATCGACTTGGCGAACTCGGGATCCTCCAGCGCCTTGGTGAAGATACGCTGGTAGAGCTGGTTCTCGATCGAGCCAGTCAGGCGCAACAGCACTGCCAGGGCACCGGTCTGCGGGTTGATCCGGCCCACGGCTGCTTCACGCATCGTGGTCGTCAGGAACTGGATGCCGGAACCGAACAGGCGTTTCATCGATTCGTCCAGCGAATCGAAAGCAGGAATCTGCCCGGTCACGTCGGCAAAAGCGTTGACCCGGCGTTGCAGGTCGGCCAGCGTCTTGAGGTCGTTGAGGTGGCCGGTGTTTTTGAACAGAACGGACAGCGACTTCTCATTGGCCTTGAGGAAGTTGGCCAGAGCACCGCCGCCTTGGGCACCTTCCGTGGCCAAGTCCCAGACCTTGCGACGAAGGGCGCTCAGGCTATCGGGGTCCTTGCCCAGCTGATCGACCAGCGTGCGCATGGTGGCGGGATCTTGCAGCGCCTTGGCCATGATCTGCTGAGGGTCTGCATCCGGGCGGCTGGCCTTGGCCAGCAGCATGTCAAGCTCATTGTTGGTCGCGTCGACGCGGCGGCGATCGAGTTCGCCCATGCGCTTGGCAAAGTCGTCTGCGTTGGCCACCTCGTCGCGCAGCCGCTGCTGAACGGGCTGAGGCAGTGACTCAACAATGTTCTTGTTGTTGTCCAAGATGCTGCGAATCTTCTTCGGATCGACCAGGCCTTCCTGGTTGACAGCGCCTTTGGAGCGCAGCCAGTCGATCGCGCCCTTGGTCATCAAGTCTTCCTTGATGGGGCTGTTGCCCAGGGTGACGTTCAGTTGGCGGAGATTTTCTGCAGTTTTGAACGCCGTGCGCATCAAATCTTCATTGGGCAGCAGGAATTCCCGGCCCCCGGCCTTCTGCGATGTCAGCAGCAACGGCAGGCGCTTTTCGAACCCGGCGTTGTAGTCATCCAGCGCCATCTTCATGGCGTCATATTCCTGGCTGACCTTGGGCACCGCACCGAGGACCAGGTCTTCCACGTCCTTGTATGCCGCATTTCCACGGTCGAGGCGCAGCTGAGCATCCGTGATCCGCGTTCCGCGGCCCGACATCATCGAGCGGTTGAATGCGTTCACGCCATCGTGGCGAGCACGTTGCGCAGCGGCCAGCAAGTCCAGTGCTTCGGGGATGTTGACGTCCAGTGCAGTTCCCTGACGAGCGATCATCTCAGCGTCAGTTTTGATCTGGTCCGGGTTGATGTAGATCGGACGGCCCGGGATGCCAGTGGACACCGCCACCTCCCCCGCTTTGCCCCCGACAGGAGCAATACCCGCCGCCTTCTGGATGGTCATCTGGCGAGCAAGCTCTTCAGCCGCTTTCTTGCCTTTGGTGCCGGTGGGCTTGATCAGCCCGCGGACGTTGTTGATGACCTGCTCGCGCAGGGCGTCGTCCAGCGGATAGCCAGCAAGCTGCTCATTCACGCGCTGCTGGATCAGGGATTCGGTGGCCTGGTTGAGCGCCTTGCTGCGCGCCATGTCCGTTGCGCGGACCATGTCGGACAGGATACGAATGGGCTCGGGCATCGGGCCGCCCTTGGTCCCCGTTGCGCGGGCCGGGTTGTATTTTTCGACCAGCTTACGCGCTGCTGACTCGATGTCGTATGCGGGGTACAGGGATTTGCCTGCATCAGCGCCTTCACGCACGCGGGTGTCGGCCAGGGTGCCATCAGGGTTGACGCCGCGCTTCATGCCCAGCTTGGACAGGATCTTCTGGCGCATGCCAAAGTCGGCTTCCATGTCGGCCAGGATCACGCCGCGCAGCTCGTTGTTGAGCATGTCGATGTTCTGCGGGCCAAGGCGCTCAGAGATGGCGGTCACCTCGGCGTCGGTCAGGTCTTTGCGCTGGCGCAGCAGGCCTTCGAACAGCCCCTGGCGCTCCTGCTGGGCGGCCAGGAAGGCTTCCTCGATCGGCTTGCGCGCCTCGGGCGAGAAGGAATCGAACAGGGCAGAGAGCTTTTGCTGGTTCTCGTTGATGCGGGCCTTGACCGATTCCAGCTCCTTGGGGCCGAGCTGCTCGAGCAGTTCTGCCTTGCGCTTGAGCAGCGGGTTGTACATGGTCCGCTCGGACACATCGAACAGGAAACCGGCATCCGCGATCCGCGGATCGCTCAGCGCGGTCTCCAGTTGCTTGAGCGCGGCCTGTGCTTCGGGGCTCTCGCTGATTGGGCCGAACACCTGCGCCAGCTTGCCCTCGGCGCGCTTGACCAGCGTTTTGGGGATGATGTTGATCAGGGGCAGGCGATAGCCAGCGGGAAGAGAAGCGATCGCTTCTTTTTCCACGCCACCCAGGCCAGAGGATGCGCCCTTGATCTTGTCCAATGTCCAGCCTGCAGCCTTGACGCTGGGCAGACTTGCCGCAGCCATGGGCAAACCCATGAAAGCGGCAGCAGGCAGCAGCTCTTTGTAGACGTTCTTGTACGGGTTGGACTCGTCGACGTTCTCTTCGACAGCCTGGCGCAGGCCCTCGTAGCCTGCACCGAAAGCCACATCCAGAGCAGCGGCCTGGGCCGGGCTCTTTTGCACGTAGCTGATGGCGTCGTTGGCGATCGATTTGAGAACCCCGGCCCCCGGTTCAGCGGCCTTGACCAGCGGGGCACTCTTGGCCGCCCAGGCCAAAATACCTGTCAGGGGCAGCGTGCCGCCAACACCTTCGCCCACGGCCCGGGCATATCGCTCAGTCGAGTTGACAGGTGCACGCTCGCCTCTGTTGAAGAACTTGGTCAGCGTGAACACCTGCTCAGGGTCCAGGCCAACAGCCTTGCCAATCATCTTGGCGCCTGTGTCCGGGAGCGCAAACAGGGCACTGTTGAAGCCCCACGACAGGTTGTTGATCAAGCCCTGGGCGGTCTTGCCCCCAGGCGCTTCCACATCCGGGCCTGCCGCTTTGCGCGGCTCCGCCGCCGCAGGTGCACCTTCGGCGCGTCCGACGACTTCACCAGTCGTCAGATCGACGACCTCTCCACGGGCGTTGGTCAAGGTAACCATTATTGGATCAGGCCTCGCAGTTGAGTGGGATTGAATGCATCCACTTTACCATTTGGCATCTTCAAATACACCGTGGCCCGCGGATCTTGGAGCTTGCCCAGTGTGCTGCCCAAGAAGGTGAACATGATCTTTTGCTGGTTCGGATCAGTGGGAATCACGAACGGGTCATTCTTTGTGCCGGTGTTGGGCGTGTTCATGACGTAGTCGTCCTTGACGTAGCCCAGTTGCGTGAGAACCTGCTGGCGGGAGTTGCGCAGCATGGCCTCCATGCTGTTGAATTGCTTGGCAGCAAGCTCCTTGTCAGCAAAGAACTTGGTGGGATCAGAGATGCCCTTGGCAGTATCCCGTGCCCATTCCTGTTCCTGTACCGCGACACGACCATTGTCATTGGCCGAGGCGATGTTTTTCAGGATGCTGTTCATGCCGGTGCTGATGCGAGTAGCCGCGTCGGCAGTATCAAAGTTGGGACGCACCATGCCAGTAGGATCAACCGGAACCAATAGGTTGTTGACCTTGTCCGAGAACCATGCGCCGGGGCCATAGGCCTGGGTATACAGGCCTTTGAGGTTTTCCAGCGTCTTCAGGCTGTTGTCCAGCGAGCGCAAAGTGCTGCCCAGCTTGACACGCTCTTCCTTGTTGGTCTCGATCGTGGTCGGAGCCTGGCCGCGGTTCTCGACAAACGGGTTGTCGGTATCGCGCAGAGTCCAGCGGTTGGGGGCCTGTTCCGTACCCAGCGCGCTGACCACAGCCGGGTCTTTCGGATCAATACCGGTGCCAACGTACGAGCCGCCGTCCTTGGTCTTGACCAAACGCAGACCCATGCCAGCGTCTTCGGTGACTGTGCCGCCCTTTTTGGCCTGTTCCTTGAGCAGATCGTAGTCGCCCTTGAGCACCTGCAGCTTGAGGGCCTGGGCGTATTTGTCTTGAGCGTCCACGTCGCTGATGGCCTGCTGCAGGGCCATCCCCTTGATCTTGATGCCCAGTTCGCGCTCCTGGGCAGCAATAGCGGCAAAACCTTTCGGTACGCCAGCAAAAGACTCGCCCACGGCCATGGCAAATGTCGGCTTGCGCGTGCTGGCCAGCTTCAGGCCAGCTTCGGACAACAGCAGCAGCGCATTCATCTTGGCCGATTCTTTGTCCTCGCCCAGCAGCTCTTTGAACAGGGGCATGTACTCCCCAGTCGCCTCTTTGATGCGATCAGCCTTGGTCTTTTCTTTGACGGCTTCCTTGAGCTTGTCTTCGATAAACGACGCAGTGGTCTTTTCAGGGGCGGCAGCCGTCTCGGCACCAAAGTCCTCAGGGAATGCCGCCGTCGGTGTAGGCAGGGGCATTGCAGGCTTGGCAGGAGTGACGTCTTGCTCCACAGGCGCCCCCTCGGTGATCTTGTACCGATCAGGAGCAGTGGTAGTGAATGCCTTGTCCAGGCTCATCGACACGGCAGGGGTCTGCGCGGCCACATTGCGGCCCTGCATTTCGGCCAGGGAATCCGTGGGAATTTGATCAGCCAGGGCACTGCCCATTGGCTGCCCAGGAGCACCGCCTTTGGGAGCGGCAGACAGGCCCAGTGCGCCCAAGGCGGGCGCAGCCATGGCCGCGATCCGCGGATATTTGTCCGCAGTGCTGGCAATCGCTTGGCCCAGGCCTTGCGTAAACGTCGGATAAGCCAGGTCCCCGCCACGAGCAATCTGCTCAGCGGTAAAACGACCACCCGGGCCGCGCACGTTTTCCAGGAACGGCTGGCTCATCGACGGGGACATGTACATCCGACCAAGGGCCGCGTTCATCGCGCCAGCCTTGTCGCTCATGAACTGAGCAGCGCGGGTGGCCGGGGTGATCAGGGCGCCCAGTGCAGCGTGCATCGGGGGCATGCCGTCCGGAGTGGCAGGCTCTACCATCCCGCCATGGGCGTAGCCTTGCGGGGCCTCAGCCCCCTGGGAAAAAGGGGGTGCACTCTCCATGCCCTGGGGCATGGGAATACCACCTTGGGGCATGGCCGGGCCAGGTTGCTGAGGAGCCTCGCCCATCTGCGGGGGAGCAGGCTGTTGTGCGCCCGGAGGCATCATGCCTTGGGCCTGGGGCAGCGCACCAATACCGCCTTGCTGAGCGGCCAGTTGCGGCTGCAACATGGCGAGCACCTCGGGAGGGGTCTCCATGGCAGCTTCTTCGCCCACCATTTGGGCCAGCTCCAGGTAGCGAGCGTCCACCGAGCGCATGTCGCCACGCAGGTTGTTCATCAGAATCTCCGGATTCTGAGGCGTGCGGGCCATGGCGGGCATCTCCTCCATCTCGGCGTTTTCGTCCTGGTCGGCCTCTTCAGGCTCTTCCATGTCAAACCCGGACATGATCCCGGAATTGCGAGCCTCTTTGGACAGGGGCATCGCAAACATGGCCCGCTTGAGGATTTCTTCTTTCATGTCACTTCCTTAGAGAATCCCGGCCTTGGCGGCGGCGCCCGCGGCACCTAGTCCAGCGATGCCCAAACCTGCAATTTGCTGGAACGGGCTCGGGGCGGCCTGGGCCTGCTGCGTAACGGCCATCTGCGTGGATGGGGCGCCTTTGTAGATATCGGAGACAAACGCCAGCTGCTGATATGGCTGCATAGCCTGCTGCATCTTGGTTGCGCGCAGTGCATCGAGCTCGGCTTGCGACTGCTTTTGCTGCTGAGCACCCAGGTTGTACAGGAAATTGACATCCTGCTGGCCAAGCTGCTGCGCAGTCTGCCCCAGTGCAGCCTGCTGCACGCCGAGGTTGCCGATCTGTGTGCCCAACGAGCCGAGGCCCTGGGCCATATTTTGACCAATGCCAAACTGCTGAGCGGCCAAGTTGCCAATGCCTTGGCCAAGTGCCTGCTGAAGCTGCGACTGCTGACCAAGGATGCTTGCCTGCTGCCCTGCGACGCCAGCATATTGACCAGCAAGACCGGCTTGCTGCCCTGCCAGCTGGCCATATAGGTTTGCCGCGCCTTGACCCAGTTGCGCCTGCTGCAGTTGTTGTGCTGCCAGCTGCTGGCCAATGTTGCCACCATATTGAGCAGCCTGCAGCGCTTGCGCAGCACGCTGGGCCTCCAGCGAACCAAACTGCTGACCAGCTTGGCCCAACTGACTGGCGGCCTGAAGACCCAACTGGCCCTGCTGTCCTGCAGCAGCCAATTGAGCCTGCCCGACGTTTTGGGTAAGGCCTGCAGCCTGAAGACCAAGGCCTGCCTGCTGCCCCGCCAAACTGCCTGCGACGCCAGCAGCACCTTGTAGGCCCTGGCCCTGAGCCAGCTGACGCTGTTGTTGCTGCTCAAATGCGGCCTGAGACTGCTGCTGGGCCTGTCCATAGCCCTGCTGCAGGGCATTTATGATGGCGGCATTGCGAGTAGACGCCAAACCGCGTTCAAGTTCAGCGCGCTGAATACCCTCACGTGAGCCACCAAAAGCGCCTGCACGAACGGCCTGAGCCTGCAGATTCTGGCGCTCAATGTCCCCCTGGCGGTTGATCTGACGAACCGACTCGTCGATCACTTGCTGCTGGTAAGGGTTCATGAAGGCCTGAGCCGACTGCGGGTTGTAGCCTTGAGCGGCTCCTTGCAGTGCGCCGATGCCCATGCCCAGAGCACCTTGAGCCTGGCCAAAACCAGGCTGCTGAGTGGCCATTTGACCTTGTAGCGCTCCTGCGCCCAAGGTCTGGATGCCCTGCTGAAAACCAGGCTGTTGGGCGGCTCGCTGGGCAGCTGTTGCGCCCGCGCCAATCATTTGCTGAGCAGCGCCAAAATTAGGACCCGCACCTTGGGCCTGCCCCACCGATTGCATCATCAGCTGCTGCGCCGGAGCAAGATTGCCCTGCGCATACTGCTGTGCCATTTGCTGGGCGTAATCAATGTCCTTGCCTGCTCCTGACAGGTAGCCCATGCCTGCCCCGGCCACGTTGGCAAGGTTGCCCATGGCAGCGGCAGGTTGAGCCGCCTGGTTGTATGCCTGCTGAGCAGCGGAGAACTGGTTACGAGTGTCGGCGCCGCGGAGGACGTTTGCGGCTTCCCCCAGGGTGCTGGTGCCTGCCTTCAGGGCCCCTGCGCCCGCCTGCATGTAGGGAAGGTAAGAACCAATCCCTGTTTGACCCGCAGCAAGGGCGTCCGTCTGGGCCTTGGTCATGCCTGCGACTTGATACGCAGGCAGCGTGGGCATCTGCAGGCTCTGCGCACCCTGCATCAGCGCAATCTTGAGGTCCTCAATAGGTTGCGCTTCGCGGACTATCTGCGTAGTGGTTTCATTTGCCATTTCTTATCCCCGTGCGGCATTACGCTCAAGTTGATGCATCAGAGCGTACATTTTCTTCGCTCCTGCCCTACGGCTGCCGTTGCCTGCACCTTTGACTGCTTTTGCGGTCATGACAAACTCGCCGTCGGAGAGCATTGCAGGGATGGAGTCCGAGGTCTCGGTTCCAGGGCCGCTGATCTGTCCAGTACGCCGAGGATACCCGCCCTGGGCTAAAGAGGCAAGGCCTCCATCCGCAGCGTAACGAGGCATTAGATTGGTGTACATGGACGCCGTGTTGTAGGGCTGCTGTACCCGTGGCGTATACCCCAAGGCGTCAGGCGGAGGTGCATACGAGGGGAGCGGCGACAGGCCTCCGATGCCCCCCTGGGTAGAAGGCACTTGCACATCTGCCAGTGTGGCGGTCGGGGACCAGGGCTTAGACCCAATAATTGCACCCTTTTCGTCATACACCACGCCAGGGAGATTTTGAACATAGTACTGAGAAGGGTTGTCAGTAATGTTGCCCCATCTAGCGTCTCGGGCCTTCAACTCATCCGCAAGCGCCGAAGAAGGAAGCGGCTTAGCGTTAAACCCTCCGGCCAGGCCCATGATGCCCAGGCCTGCGCCAACTGCGGGACCGTAGGTGGATAAGATGCCCGGGGTGGCCGCAGAATAAGCCTTGGCCAACACGGATCCAGCAGGAGCGTTGATGATCTGTTCGGTAGTGACCCCCGGGAACTGGGCCTTCACTGCGTCGAGGGCACTCTGGGTCCCGGCCTGTTGGATGCCCGAGGGAGAAATGTTCTTGCTGTAAAAATCCTTGGCAGTATCCAGCAAAGAGCTCGACGGGGGCGTGACCGTTTTGGCCAAGGACCCTTGGGCAGCCGTGGCATCAAAAGGTGCCGCAGCCCCATCAGTGGGCAACGAGGCAGCCTTTGTCATGGCCGACTCTGGGGACAACGGCGAGGGTGCCCCCGTGGCCGTAGCCATGTCCGGGGCAGGTGCCGTTCCTGTCGGCGCCTGTGCCAGCGATGGGGTTCCCCCAGGCGCAGGGCTGAGCATGTTTGCTACGCGATCCCACTGGCCGCCGATCGTAGTCGGGCCGGTATAGCTACCTGCCTGGAGAGCAGAGGTTCCGCCCATGACGCCTGCGCCAACACCGGCGGTCAGGCCGCCAACGGCGCCCGCCTTGAGTGCGTCGCGAATGCTGCCGCCACCAAGAAGAGTAGAGCCTGCAGAGCCCACAAAACCAGAGACAGCCGCTACGCCTGCGGCAGAAGACACACCCAGCATGCTGGCCGCTGCCGGGCCAAGGAAGAAGCCAAGAGCCACGGTCGTAATAAGGCGCCCCACGGTGCTGCCGACAAACTTCTTGACGGCATTGCCAACAGACTTAAAGGCCCTTGATACACCCCTGCCTATGCTGCGCAACCCCTTAGAAAGCCAAGAAAACTCAGGCAGCCCCGTATCAGGGTTGATAGTGCCAGAGCCCCCCCGGCGGCGGAGCATGCGAGCTTCGGCAGGGGTGATGTGGGCCAGCATGGTGTCACCGTTGCGGCCATAGCTGGCAATTGCCTTGGCAATCGGCTTGAGTTCGGCAATGCCGCCCTGGGCGAATGCCTGAGGACCTGCGGGAGCCGCGATCATTTGATCGATCGCCATGTTCAACGCAGCAAAGAAATGGGGGTCGAACTGCTCGGGCAGGATGTCTTCCGGTAGGCCCATGCCCATGTACTGTTGGCGCAGCTCTTCGTACTGCTCAGGCTTGGCCAGGATTTCGTCAACAACATCGTTGAGCGCATCCAAAACTTCTGGGGGAATATCCAGGCCTTCGAGCTCTCTTTTGAACTCATCCACAGCTTGAGGATCGACCTGTGCGGCCCCTGCCAGCATCTCATCGGAAAATTCCTTGGGAGAGACGGTTTGACGCATCTGGTCAAAGACCGCCATCTCCTCCGGAGAGGGGGCTGCAGCAGGCATGCCCATTTGTTCAGTTGCCATGTTGTTTCCTTACGCTGTGGCCAGCAGGTAAAAGTGGTGAAATCGTATCATGTTGGCAGCGACGAGACAAACGTCAAAGTAACTACCGCAGAGGGGATCGCAGGCATAGGAAAGGGGCTGGTCTGCGCCCCATATGCCTCAAGATACACGCCCGGGGTTGACGTGCCAGCGTTGTAGGCTTGCGCCACAGCGACGTACAAAGAAACAGAGTCTCCCCGCTCAAGCCTGACGTAGAAATTACATGCCGCGATCAAATACCCGTCGCTCGATCCGTGTTTTGACGGGACATCAAATTTGCTGCCTGTCGCAGCCAAGTCCGCCCCATTGACTCGCAGCCATACCCACGCGTTGTGTGCTTGGGCATCCGTGTTGACAAACTGGATGCTGTATTGGAAGTTGTACCAAGCGGACTGCTGGACAATGATGCCGTCCGTCCCATCATTCAAGCAACCATTCAGGTAATCGTTTTGATTAAAGGTGACCTGCGTCGCGGTGTTGGATGCAAATGTGACATTGGTTGTTCGCTGGATCGCCGCGGCAGGGGTGTTCAGATACTTTCCACCCAGTGGGCCAAACAGCGCAGCCAGGGCATTTTGCAGGCGGCTAAAGTACAGCCGCAACACGTTGGAGTGCTGATCAAGATACCGACGCTCGTACTCCTGCGGCGCAAGCGGCAGGTTTGGCGGAGGAGGATTTTGAAGGATATCGCTCATCGGCGACCATCCTGGCGAATATCAATCCGAGGCGCACCTAATTGCCACGCTGTGTTGAGCTGCTGCGATTCCATCTTGAAGATCATCTGGCGCCCGCGCATGCGGGTATAAATCTGCCCAGTAAAGCCTTCGGTGATGGTGTACGAATTGCCTTTGAGCACGGCTTGGCCTGCACTGTCCACCACACCAGAGCCCGAGTTGTACAGCCCGTACAACGTCATCGTGGCCTGCGGAGGGGTGTTGTTATCGTTTGTCGAATTTTCAAACGTCAAGTCAGGCAGCACGCGCCAAACAAACCCAAAATTGTGACCATCTCCGATATCAAATTCAGAGGAAGAGATGTAGGAGTAGATCGCGGCTGGAGTACCCGTCTCATTGTCATTCAGGCCTTCTTCATGATTGACAATGTTGTAGCTGTAGGTGGCCGCCATTGGGTATGCCCGAAGTCCAGAATCCAGCCACGCAGTTCTGCCCATCGTGCCGTAGTACCAGATTTGCTCTAGGTAGTTGTAGACAACATACCGGTCGACGTTAGACGATCCTGAGGAACAATAGAACCACCAGACCTCATTAAAGCCTTCGTTGGTGCCGCAGAAAACCTGCTGCGCCTGTTCTTTATTGAAGTCCTGAAATATGTACCGGCGCAAATCGCAGTTAAGGGTTTGCACTCGACCGTCATACGCATAAAACTTGTCCACGCCCATCCAATACACGACGCCAGATGCGACAGCCGCTGCATTTGGGGAAGCAATGGAAATGTTGTCACCCAACAGCTGAGAAGACCATACATACGGGGGCCCTACGTACTGGAGCGAATAGGCCGACGCATCCGTGAACACGACAATTTCTTGACGAGTTTGCACGCTGGTAATGATTTCTGAGCCATGAGACAGGCGAATGCTGCCCGCCTGGTTTGTTGTGTCCGGAGTCCAGTTGTACGGATCGTCCTGATTAGACCAGCGGATCAACATCGGATCGATAGCGGCCGATCCGTAATCGTTGCATCCCATCGCCAAAATGAATCTGGACGTATCGGAGACGGTGAAGGTGTTCAGGGTCGTTGGGATATCGACCGGAGTAATGGTGTGCACCCCAGACTGCGATCCGGAAGTATTTACGACAGCGCCCGCGGCGGTGAGCAGTTGGAAAGTCAAACCCTCGACGTTGTAGACGTAGTACGTTGTGCCAGCGGTAATGCCCGTCGGCAGTGCGCCCGTGGTGCTGAACTTAATTGCTGCACCTTCTGTGTATCCTACAGTCGAGGTGACAACTGCCGGAGAGGCAATCGTAATCGTGGCTGTTCCCCCCAGGCTGTTCAACAACACGCCTCGAGAAGTCAACCCACTGGTAGCATCCCAGTAGTACAGACCTCCCCCACGGGGGCTGAAAAGAAGGTCCTCCCCGTAATTGACCTGGTTCCACAAGCGCAATGTGGTCAGAGAAACACTTCCAAATCCCCAGGACCCTGTTCCCCAGGAGCCTCCGCCCCAGCCTCCCAAAGGAACAGCATTAGCCGGGCCTACGTTGACTTGATACGCGGCAGAAACAGAGGATCCCCCATAACTGCCCGCTGCAAGCGCTGACGCCGTAGTAATGCTGTATGCGTTGGCGTTGATGAGGGTGATCTGATACTCATTGTTGAGCACTGCCGCGTACGTGCCTGTGGCTCCGCTGAACGTCACAAAATCCCCATTCACGCAGCCATGACTCGGGGCTGTCACGGTCACAGTGGTGGTGCCATTTGCCGTGAAAGGATCGGTGCCCAGAGTCGTGGTGGCGCGAATCGGGGTGACGTCGTTGTAAAAACCCCCGCGTTCAATGTAGAACTTCAGGTTTGTTCCGACGCCCAGCAGATTCAGGCCGCCCAACGTGATCCAGTTCCACAGGGAACGACAAACGCCTTCATAGGTGTAGCCAGAAATACGCTGCCAGCCCCCAATGCTTTCAGGAGTGCCCTGACGAAAACGAATCTTATTGCACTCATACCATCCGCCTTCGGTGGTATATCGAGTGTTTTCCCGGTTCACCCCAGGCTTGAACAAGATCTTTTGTAGTGGCATCTTCAGTCCATCAACAGGCATTCAGCCTGACGGCGTTTGAGCAGGCCGGGCAGCACCTTGCCGCCACCACGGGTCCACAGCATCAATTGCTCTTTAGCCCCGTCCCAGTCCTGAGCATTGATTTTCCTACGCAGCGTGCTCGTTTGCAACCGGCCCACCCCCAGGTTGTAGGCGAAATCGACGATGGCGTTGAACCGCCGCTCATTTGTGGCCAGGCCAGGGCAAAGCCGCATGACTCCCGGGGCGTAGGTGTGCTCCAGCTCATGCATGAGCAGTGCCCGGGCTGTCGGTTCATCGACAGGTGCATCCGCCAGTGTCACTTTTCTGCCATTCGCATAGTAGGTACTTCCATACCCAATTGTCGGAATTCCGGCAGGGCAGAGGTACGGCTTTGTCCGGAATCCTTCAAACCGGCGGCACAGCTCGGCGGCCAATTCGAGGTTCATACGTGCTTCCACGTAACGCCCGTTCGAGCGCCCCAAATTACAGATTTAGCCACTCCGTAGTGCTTGGCCAAGTTTTGTAAAGACTTTGCCGAGCTGCGAATAGCGAGCACGTCTTCAGCTTTCAACTTGGCACGGGGATTATTTTCACCAGCGCGGTCGTTAAACCGACCTTTAGCGGCGCAGTCTGCCATGTTGATTTTTGGATTGCCTATAAAGAGGTGGGCAGGGTTTACGCATTTGCGGTTGTCGCATTTGTGGCAAAGATGTTGGACGGAACCAATAAGCGGGCCGTTTGTCAGCTCCCACGCCATGCGGTGCGCGCGCTGCATGATGTACCGGCCTGTGCCATCGTTGCGTGGAACACCAAAATTGCCGTATCCCCGGGTGTCCAGCGACGCTTGCCATTCCCAGCATGCGTTTGGATCGCCCTTCGCAACCTTTGACCAAAACCTGTCCGCCAGTGTTCCTCGGACATAATTGAATGCTCTACCCATCACAGACCCCGTTTAGCCAAGCTGCGGTCGATCATCCAATAATTAACCACGCCTGTCAACAGCGCCATGTCGTCAGAAGTCCAATTTTTAATCAGCGCTTCAGCAAAAGGCACGTTGTTCTGGTAGGCCAAAATAACGAAGCATGCTTTCACTGCGCCGTACATTACCAGCAAGTAGTAAGTCATCACGGGTCGCACTGACGCACTAAGCGCGGCAACTTTTCCGCCCGCTGCTTTGACCATCTCCGACTGCTGCTGGATAGCTGCGTTGAAGGCATCCATGACCCCTACATCCACGGCAGCGTCGCGCTGCGCACCGATCTCAGCCAGCTTCTGTTGCCCGCGCAACTGCTCCAATTCACACTGACGGCTGAACATTTTCAGCTCGTGTTCACGCTCATTCTTCTTGTCAAAAAACTTGAGCACCTCCGGGGCCAGACGGAAGATACCGCCAAAGACCCCGCCCAGAATACCGCCACCAAGTAGTTCAAGCATGTGTGTCTCCGGGCTTTACATGAAAAACAGCAAAAAGTTACCGGCACTTCCGGCTAGAAAATTCCAGCCGGTGTTATTGCCCGCATTTGTTGAATCTGTTGCATTCCACGTCGCACCGCCAGTAGCAGCGGAGTCTTGAATAGACAGATAGCTCACGTTCACGGTGCCGCTGGCCTTGGACAATGTTGCCCTTGTTCCAGCAGAAGAACTGTTGATAGTCAGCAGATTTCCAGACGTACCGCTTGCGGTAAAGTTGCTAACAGTTGTTGTCGTACTTGCTGGGAACGTAATGGTTGTTGCGCCCGTGGAGCTGTAAGTATTGGTGATGTTACTGAACGTGTTTGCGCCAGTGAGCGTCAAAGTTCCCGCGCCGCCTTGATTGAGCACCACCGACCCGTAGTTAACGCCGCCGCCGGCAAAGGTTTTTGCAGACGCCCCGCTCATGCTTATGGTGCCGCTTCCAGTAATGGAAAGCCCCGAAGTCGGTACGTTCCATGCTAACGTGCCAGTTGCTGGAATCGTCCACAGACTAGTACCGAACGCAAATGTGCGAGAAATGGTCCCCAAGGCGCCTACACCGCCGACGGTGCTTGCGGCCAGCGTGACGTTAAAGTTATTGGAATTGAACGTGCCGCTGTATAGAGAAAGCGGGTAAAAACTAGCGCCCGTAAATGTTATGGCAAGGGCGTCTTGCAGCGTCACCGACGTGGCTGATTTGTTAAAGCGCAGTGGGACGCCAAACGATCTGCCAGACGACGTTAGGGTTGCAGCAGTCCGACCCCGAAAAAATACCGGTGAAGTACCTGTTAAGGTTACCCCAGAGCCGTTTGACCAGTTGCCGTAGACGTACATTCCGCTTGGATTAAGCGTCATTGCACTGGTTCGTGCCGACAGGTTTATAGTCCCAAAATTCCAATTAGTCCCGGTCCCCGCATTAACGGTTCCAGCGGCGCCAGAATTGTTAAATACAAGGGTATCCTGCGCTAATGGGAAATTGGCTAATGCGGGGGTGCCTCCGCTCGTCGTTGCCCACCCAACTGCGGAGATATCTTGAGTACCCGCAAGGTTCCAATAGACAGTCTTTGCCGCAGCAAAAGTGATATTGGTGTTCCCGCCGCAGTTGCCAAGGTTAGTGCCTGACCGACTACTGTTTAGGGTGATGTCTTCAAAGTCAATGTTGGCAATCGTAGACCATGTAGTCACAGACAGAGTAGCCACCGTCCCGGGGGTATCGGACTGCAAAAAATTCCGGTTGATGATAGACCCCCCGGAACATACCAACGTGCCGATGGTCGTGGTTGTGCCGCCACCAAAACGGGTATTTTGCATTGCGACACCACTATTGGTGGCAATGTTTACCGTACTAAATGTATTGTTGCCCCCCACAATACCAGATTCGTTGGTAGTGTTGTTTAACGTAATACTGTTATATGTATACCCCGAAGACCGGAGGTATCCAAAACGGAGCACAATTGAAGACGTGCCAGCGGTAACAGTCGTGTTTGGGCCGACGGTAAAACTGTCAAAAATTGCTGCTGCTGAGCCTTGTTGACCACCTACTGTGAGGGTCGACGCATTAAAAATAAGCGACTTTGTGCCGGACCCACCTGCGTTGAAGAACGGCGCAGTAACAGCGTAGTTAGCGCCGGTATTGAAGGTGCCTGCTGTTACTTGCAAAGTACCTGTGTCATTCCCGGCGTTGCGAAGTACAAAATCTCCTCCCAACGTAACAGTGCCGCCCGGCGCATTTATGTTAATTGTTCCAGAGCTGGTAGAAGCCCCTTCACCTGCCAATGTGAGAGTTCCTGTGCCCGTAATGGTCACGGTGCCCATAGTGAACCCGGACATAGTTGAGGCGAGAATGAAACTGCCGGCAACAGTCAAAGATGTGGCTGCCATAGTCCCCGTATACCCTGTGCAGGTAACAGACTTGGCCGTGCCTGAAGAAATTGTGACAGTACCCCCGCCAGAACTAGCGTTAAAAAAGACATCATCGGCTGTAGTGGGGACTGACGCGCCTCCTGCGCCGCCGGACGTTGCTGACCAGTTGGTTGTAGAGGAGGCGTTCCACGTTCCTGTGCCGCCGACCCAGTATCTGTTTGCCATGTTGTACCTCGATTAGGCGGGCTCGCCACCATCAAAAGCTGTGGGAGTTTCCGCAGGGGCCACAAGTTCCAGCCAATTATTTAGCCGCTCCAACTTCATGGCCTCAATTTCTTCGGGAGGTGGCAAAGGCTCATCATCTGGAAACCAAAGGGCGTCCTCAAATTTGCCGTATTCCGTGTCAAATTCAAACACAATTTCCATAGCTGCTCCTTATGCCTGTGTGGCCACCGCAATTACATCCCAGCGGGTGTTGGCGGCGTTGTAGATGCAGCCAACGTATGTCATCTTACCTGCGGTTGTAGCCGTTGGAAGTGTGACACCGATCGCGGTAAACGTAGCATTCCAGCTCAAAGTCTGTGAACCACCATTGTCCAAAATGCGGAAGATCAACTTGGTGCCATCCACAGGGGTGCCGGTGGGAGCGTTGACGGTGAGCGTGGCAGCCTGCGCAGTTACACAGTACTGGTCAAACGACGCGACGTCGGGAGTGATCGAAGCCGTGGACGTGGTGCTGGAGACCCGGGGGTCAATCCGTTTGTTGGTCAGCGTGGCCGTGCCGTTGGTTGTGGCGACTCCGTTAGTGGCGTTGGCCGTGTTACCCAGCGCAGTTGCGACCCCAGTGCCAAGACCTGACACGCCCGTACTGATCGGCAGCCCCGTAGCGTTTGTGAGCGTACCGGAGGACGGAGTACCGAGCGCACCGCCGTTGACCACGAAAGCGCCTGCGCTACCGGTATTCACACCGAGGGCAGTAACAACACCAGAACCCGTTGTAACCGTACTGGGGGCCACGCCTGCGCCACCCCCTACCACGAGAGAGCTTGCAGCAAGGGCGCTCGAACTGGCCAAAGTGCCCGTTGCCGAGTAGTACAAAACGCCGCCAGAAGTACCAGAAGTCAAGCCCGTACCACCGTTGGCGACAGCCAAAGTGCCTGCCAGTGTAATGGTCCCGCTGGTGGTAATTGGGCCGCCGGAAGTAGTAAGGCCGGTGGTGCCGCCCGAAACAGCGACACTTGAGACACTACCACCGCCTGTACCCGCGCCAATAGCGGTACGAAACGAAGCCGCATCAAGCGCGCTGACCGTGTTATCTGCGTTGAAGCGGGGGAACGTGATCGCGCTGGGGTTGGACAGTGTGAAGAGGTTGCCACCAACGGTCGTTGCCCCAAGGTTTGTCCTTGCAGTGGCTGCAGTGGTGGCTCCGGTGCCGCCGTTTGCGACAGCCACCGTACCCGTCACGTTGGAGGCCGTGCCAGTCGTATTCTGGTTCAGGGTCGGAACATCCGCAGCTTGGATCGCGGACATGACCACATCAGTGCCGTTACCGCGTAGGTAATAACCCGACGTAGTGGCCCCAGCCAGCGCATCCATGGCATCTTGGCGGGTGGTCTGACCCGTACCGCCGTTGGCGATGGCCAAAGTGCCGGTCAAATTGGTGATGACGGACGACGCGATCTTTACAAAATCCGAGCCGTTCCAAGCAATATGGGCTTTTTCACCGCTGATGATTGTGACCCCGGTGGTAGGGCCGACGCCAACGACTTTGACCGACTGCGACGTAGAAGTGGCATTGATGACAATGTACTGGCGACTCGAAGCGGGGACCGTGACCGTCAAAAGCGATGCGGGGTTACCCGTGCAATTGATGACGGCAAATTGGGCAGAACCTGTAGAGGCAGACCCCGCTTGCGCAATGTTGGTCGTGGCAGCGTTACCGTTTGTCAACGACAGCGTCACCGCGGTTTGGCTTCCGCTGATGGTTTGGGTGCCCGCAAGGGCAATGTCAAGGTACGCAGTGATACCTTTGTTGACGGTATCGCCCCACGTGCCGGAGAGTTCGCCTTGGACCGGCTCGGCCAGCCCCATGAGTGTTGAGTATGCGGTTGCCATCTATGACCCCTAATTTGTGTTTACAAGTTCCCAGTCCGGAGACTGTGCGTCGTTGACTCCGTTCCACCCAGCTGACTGCGCGTTGTTGATATTTTGCCAGTTCGCCGTCTGGGTGTCACCAATTTGGCCCCAATCCGGGTTTTGCGAATCATTTATGCCCTGCCAGCTGGCATTCTGCGCGTCGTCAATGGTCTCCCACAACCTGGCACCTATGACGGTGTCCAATGCAACCGCGGCTTCTTGGATGGTCGACAGAAACTTGGCAAACGCGGCAGTTGTGTCCTGGACAGCAGCAATGTCCTCTACTGCAATACTCAGCGTGCCAAGGCTGCTCGTCGTATCCGCACCTGATGCCGCTTCAGAGACTGACGCATAAAAAACGGATACCGCTTCAGCCGCATCAGTGGCCGCCGCAGATTCGGAAATATCCGCATATTGAGCGAACGCAGCTTCTGTTACATCCGAAGCGGTAGCTGTTTCGGAAAGGGAGATTTCTGCCGTAAGCCCCGCAGCAACAACATCCGTGCCCGTAGCGGTCTCTGAAATTGAGACCGGGTATGTGGGGGTGGAGGAAACCGCATCGGCTCCAGTAGCCGCTTCTGAGACAGCAGACAGCAGTGAAACCAAAGACGAGACAGCATCAGCGCCCGTAGCGGAATCAGTGACGGCTGCCGCTGGCTTGAACAGCGCGGAAACGTCATCGGTGCCGGTGGCTGTTTCCGCCACCGCAGCGCCGAACGAACTTACAGCCGCAGTGGTATCCGTCCCCGTGGCTGTCTCCGCCACATTAGAAAGGGGATTAAAGATTGCTGAAACTGAATCAGTCCCCGCCGCAGCTTCCGACACAGCGGAAGACGGGTTAAACAGCGCCTCGGTCGTATCCGCACCGGTAGCCGTGTCTGCAACGGCGGACTCCAACGTGCCAAGCGCGGAAACGTCATCCGCACCGGTAGCCGTGTCTGCAACGGCAGGATTTAAGCTGGCGAGTGTCTCGGTTGTATCAGTACCGGTGGCTGTTTCGTCAACAGCGGGGGCATAGGCTGCTTGCGCTTCAAGCGCGTCTGTTCCGGTCGCTGTCTCTGCAACATTGCGGTCATAAACCGAATCACCCCATCCGGCCTGACCCCATGATCCAGAACCCCAGCCGCCTTCGGCCATGATTCCGCCTTAGCCAGCAAGGCTGAAGGTGTAAGTGACGTTCAGAATGTCGCCAGACACCACCGAGCGGTCGCCGGGAGCAGAGAAGTCTGCGGCCGAGAACAGCGTACCCGTCGTACCGCCCTTGGTGTTGTTGCTGGTCAGGAACGCACCGCCCACAGTGGTGGAACCGTTGATCGTGAACACAGCCTTGCTGGCGGTGTTGGTCACAACAGACGGGTTGGCGTTGGTCGCAGCCGCAAACGTGGCAGTAGGGCGAGTCGATTCGCTATACGCGGTGACCTCGGTCCAACCCAGATGTGAAGACATTGTGTCGCCAGCAGCAGGGTTGTTGGACGAAGCAGCGCCATAGATGCCCAAATACCAGGTCGTGATCTGCGCAGTGCTGGTCAGGGCAACTCCAGCCATGTACTGCAGGCCGACGTTTACCACCAGGTTTTGGGACTCAACGGTCCACTTGAGGTTGCCCTCTTTGTCAAAACACTCGACAAGATAACGACCAGTGGCTTTGGCCTGATCACCAGAGCCGGTGTTCGCAATGAGACCACTCGCGGCGGAATCTGCGGCTTTTGCTAGTTCTAAAGACATGACGGCTCCTTGGATTGGGGGCTACGGCGTATACCTGGGCACTATACCGTAAGGCCTGGATGAAGAAAAGAAGAAAACGACACCTTTGCCTTCCTCAGGTCACACGAATCAAGGCCGATTCAGGATCGTTGGGAGGCAACAGAATTTGGAACTGCTGGCTCAGCATGGTCTGATCAAGGCCAAAGTTAAGCACCGCAACCGACTTGTTTGCCTTGGTGAAGTTGTAGATCAGCGCCCCACGAGTGGTGAACGTCGCGGCGTTCCATGTCGGCGTATCAAAAGAGACGTAGGCAATTCCCTGCTGAAGATTGACCGTGACGTTGAGCAAAACCTCGCCACCGGCGGTGTAGCCTATCCCCGATACCTCGTCTGAAGTGCTGTACTGGGTCGTAGCAGGAGAAAGATCGGCGGCAGAGGTGTACAGCGCGATCTTCATTACGTCCGCGCTGAAGTCGTGGACGCCCAGGAGAAGCTGCTCTTTGAAACTGTTGGTCAGGCCTGCTGTGATCATGGGTTACCTCACTGGCAGTTTGACCTGGCCATCCAGGTAGGCATCGCCACGTTGCTTGCCATCGCCCAGGTTCTTGAGCAGGCCAAGCGCTTCCTTGAATTTCGTGTCGTAGAGCGCCATCATGTCCGGCTCCCCCTTCATGTAGGTATACGCCTCGACCAAGGCACCATACAAAAGGGCGCTGTCAAAGTTGTCCCCCAGCCAAGAGGTCTGTGCAGTGACAATCGACTCGGGATAGTAATAGAAATGCAGCTCGGCCTTGTAGTCCGCGTCGGGCGTCGGACCAACAATGAACGTCAGTTCGTCCATGTTTGTGCTGCTGGGCCCAAACAGAGCGTAGTACTTCGGAGTGCCCCGATACGATGGATTGGAGTACACCTCGCGCATGTAGTTGACGTCGCGATTGAGGAGGTAGACGTAATCGCCCTGGAACGCCACATCGCCTGACACAGGGCTCGTGTTGGCAAGCGTCAGCGTCACCGTGGTTCCCACGATGGCTTCGACCTGAGCGCCAGTGGCAATCCCGGTACCCGACACATACATGCCCACAACAATGTTGGTCGCACTGCCGACCACAATATCAAACTCGCCCGTCAATCCTGTGCCGGAAGTTACGGGAGCAAGATAAACGGCTAGGGAATATGCCGACAGGAAGTCCCCGGGGGCGCTGAGGTACTTGTTGCCTGCCGTCAGCGTGCCTGTCACGTTTTTGCGCAGATTGGCAATCTGCACCGTGTTATAGATGCGCTGTTCCGCCTGCTTCACGAACGTCGGTATTTCCAGCGCAAAAGCCGGATCCTGGTTGTCCGTGTAGGAGATGATCGCCGCTTCCAGTTCGGTGTAGTTCATGTGATCCTCGTCGTCACCGTTCCGAGCGCTGTTCCTGCAACCAGAGGCTTTGCGGGCGGCATCGGCATCATGCCGATACTAGCAAAGGATGTGTCTGCTGTGAAGCCGACATAGATAGTCACTGCCATCCGGGCCTCAGGACGAGGCTGATACAGTGCCTGGGGCTCGTTGATTGTGCGTTTGGGCTCGAGCTGCGGATGCTTGGGCTCGTAGCACTCTGTGCAGACCTTGAAGCCCTTCCAATCCTTGATGAGCTGCAGCAGCTTAAAGCGCTGCCCACACTGGTCGCACAGCGCAATCGCAAACTTGCCTGATGCGTATCCTGCAGCCATCAGTAGTTCTCGCGATAGGTCGGAACAGCGAAGTAGCTCGAACGCTCACGATCCTCTGCCGCAGCCCGGGCAAACTCTTCCTCATAGAACTGCTTGAGCATGGGAATGCGATCGGGGGCCTTTTTGATGGCCAGGTAATAGGCCAGGCCCGCAATCAAGCAGGGCAGGAAGCGGAATGAGATGTCCGCGGTGTTCATGAACGACCCAGTTTCCTCGATCCGGCGAATGGCGTAGTACCGGAAGGTGTACGTCTGCGTGGCATCGGGCGACGGATACAAGAACAACTTGGTTGGGACCGTACGCTGCACGAAGTACTGCGCCGGGCGGGACTGCGTGTTCTTGTTGGGAATGTGCAGGTACTCGGCACTGCCAATCCGGTCGATTGTGATGTCCTGCTGGTTTGAGGTGCCCGCATTCGTGCGAATGACCGCAGACAAAGCGTCTACCGTATCCGATGGCAGGTCATACTCGTGTACCCCCGCCGTGAGCAAAACCTCGCGCTGCTCAATGGTCCACAGGTTGAGCCCTCGGTTGGCCCACTCCGCAAACATCAAGTTGAGCGAACGCTGCGCCGTTCTGGCGTCGTAGCCATCCCGCACCTGGACGCCACAGCGCTCGTACGCTTCGAGGATGATCTCGTCGAAGTCCAGATTGAATGACGCAACGCCAGAAGTGGTCATGGCTTAGTAGATCCGAGCAACACGAGCGCGAGCTGCACCCACGCCACGAACACTGACCTTATCGCCAGCAACCGACTTCTTTACGGGCTCGCTCAGGGTCTTGCCCTGGGGACCTGCTGTATCAGGGCCGGAAGCGCCAATCTGGCCCTTCTTGGGCACGTTTTTCATGGCCATGCCGCCTTCAGCAAAGCCTTTTTTGGCAATGCCCTCGCCACGAGTGGCCAGGCCACCTTTTGCGTAGCCCTTGGTTGCGCAACCTTTTTTCATTTCACCACCGCCTTTCCTGAATTTCATGCCCTTGCTGGACTCACTGTAGTCCTTTGCAACCGACATGGGAATACCCACCTTTTTGGCAAACGCAGGATTGTGCGCCGCCGCGTCCATCAACTTCTTTTGCTTCTTAGTTACCGCTGGCATTGTGCTGTCCTCTCATGGCGTCGATTTTTCGCTCAATCCGGTCAAACCGCTCCATCAGCTGCTGCATATCCGCCCGGAATTCAGTACGCGTGATGTGGTCACGTGCAACCTCTTCCCGAGTCCTATTCAGCAAGATGCTGATGCGTTGAAGTTCAGCAAATTTCTCTTTCACAATGAACCCCAAAAGCGCCACAATGGCCGTGAGGATCACGTTCCAAACCATCATTTCCATCACACAGCCCCATGTTCTTCTTTATATTTGTCCCATGCCGGATGCCTTATGGAGGCGTATAAATACTGCGCTGCGAATTCCAACAGCATTGGATCATCACGGAAGTGCCCCAGTCCTCGGTTGCAATGATTGCATAAAAGGCCTCGAATAAGGCCTGTTGTATGATCATGATCCACTACTAAGGGCTCGTGTGCTCCACAAATAACACACTGCTGGATGCTAGATTTCATTTCCAGCAAGTCAGCGTCGGAAATGACTTCCCGAAATTTTCCTCGATTGATGGGGTTTCTGTAAGACGCACGGCATTTTCGACACCAACTATCCAGCCCATTCCGCTTTTTGTTGTGCGGAGGGAAGAATTCAGTGGTGGCGGGCTTTTCAGTCTTGCACCGCGTACAGGTCAACACTTCCATGCTCGCCTGGCCTTATTCAATCGGCTATCCGGATCTTTGGCAGCCTCCGGAAACATTTTGGCCTGCCCCGCCGAGCGAGCGCAATACGACTTTTTACGAGCCGCATCCTTCTTCGTCTTGGGGCTGGGAGCCGGAGGCTTCAGGTTCATGCCCTGGGCCTTGGCCGAAGCCCTGCCCTTGGCATTCAGACCCCCTTTGGGATCTTTGCCTTCCTTACGCTGCCAAGCAGGAGACTTCGCCATGATCAGTACATCTTGCACTGTTTATTGCGAGCAACGCCCACGCCACGAGGAGCCACAGAAGCCGAAGGCTTTTGGTAGTTCTTGCGAGGAGTCTGCTCCGGACCGCCCTTGGACATGTCCTGCTTGTTGGCACCGGGCTGCACTTCGCCCTGGTACTGGTCAATCGCCATTTTTGCTGCGCGTCCCATAGTGGACTCCTTAGCCGTAGATGAACGTGACCGAAGTGACGTTCGTGAGAGTGAGGTACGGATCTGCTTCAAATAGCACGCCGTCCGAAGGCAGCAGTGCGTACATGTAGCCCGTGGCAGTGTTAGCCGGGGTGTCGAACTTCAGTAATTCAGCACCGCCCGTACCACCGTCCTTAAAGGACACCGAGCCAGGGGCATTCCCCAGCAAAGCGTAGACCGATTTGATGCGAGCACGAGGGGTACCAATGCCTGTGGCACCTGTACCCGTCATCGTTTTCGCTTTTACGTCATATTGAAAGCCCATGATGGCCTCCTATCAGACGGTGGCGCAGAGGTCAGACTCAACAGCGGACCAAGCGGCGGTGGGGTTGCCGTTACCAGCGTACTGGACAGCGGTGGTGGCAGCGATCACGACGCCGTTTGCACCACCGTTGACGGGCTGGCTGTTAGTACCGATCAGGGTATGGGCAGCACCGCCGTAGTTCAGGATGTAGCCACGCACGCCCACGAAACGGGGATCGGCGTTGACGATGTTGAAGGGCTGGCCATCAGTAGTGAACACTTCGGGCAGGCGCAGGGTTACAGAAGCGGGGCCGCCGTCAGCTACAGACAGGATCACGATCTGGTCGCCGGGCTGGATGTCCACGGTTGCGGGATCAGCAGCGGTGATGTAGCGGATGGGGTTGCCGAAGCCTGCCAGGGAGAATACCGGGCCGGAGAAGGTGGTTTTAGCCATTTTAAGTCCTCACATGCGAGTGTTGGTGGTGCTCTGTCTGCATGTCGTCAGGCCGGGACCTGTCAGAACACCGGATAACCCCGGGATGGGGCCAATATACCCCAAAAGAAAAGGGGGCACAAGGCCCCCTTTCGTGATTTTCCTGGGCGGATTAGGCGCCGGGAGAACCGTAGATGCCACGCGGGTCAGACCAGCCGAAGCTGTAACGCTCGCGGGCCTTGTAGCGCACGTTGCCGGTGTCGAAATCGCCTTCGAAGGCGGTTTTGATCGGCGAACGCTCGAACATCTTCAGACCGTTGGGGGCGTCGGTAATCAGGAACCAGGCGTCCGAGTCGGTCAGGTAATGGTTGACAGCGTAACCTTCGGGGATCAGGCCCATGGACTTGATCGCGCTGATATCGTTGTCAGCCGTAGCGGTGCGCAGGGTGCTCTTCATCAGGCGCTCAGCAGTGAACTGCAGCTCCTTCGGAACGATCATCTTGCGAGCGGTCAGAGCGACCTTCAGGCCACGTTCGTCAGTGAACGCTGCGATGTCGATGATGCCCTGTTCGAGAGAGGTCTCGTTCAGGTCAGCAGGGACCAGCGGACGGTTGGCGAAGTCGGGACCCATGGCGGTGGGGTGCTGTGTCGAGCACAGAGCCACACCGTCGCCACCGGCGTACTGGCCGCCAGTGAAGGCGTTGTTCAGCACGGAAGCGCCCTTGACCTGCTTGGTGTTAGCCATAGAACGGGCCAGGGCCTTGGTGTAGCGAGCCGACAGGCGGTCGTAGAGGTTGTCCTCAACGGCTTCTTCAGTCAGCGCGAACGCCATGGCGATGGTCTCGTGCGTATAGCGAGCGGTGTACGATTCAACAGCGTTGTCGTACGCCACACCAGCACCTTCAGTCTTCACCGGAGCGGTACTGAAGCCGGTCAGCATGACCTCTTCTTCGAACGCACGGTCAGAGGTCTCGATAGCGAAGATCTCTTCGTGTTCGTTCTCGTAGCGCTTGTACTCCAAACCGAACAGTGCGTTCAGGCCTGGCTCCAGTTCTTTGACGAGTTGGGAACGGGTAATTGCCATGGTTATGCTCCTTCAGAAGCAACGCCAACACTGCCGTATTGGTGCTGATTGAGTTTGACAACGACGATGGCATTGGCACCCAGGTCATTGCCGGGGGCTTGATACAAGCCAACGATTTTGAAGGTCAGGGCCTGGGTCTTGTCGATGGTCGCAGAGTCCAGGGTACCGGCGGAGATGCCGTTGACCGTGCTGCCGGTGGTACCAGCGGTGGGGTCAGCGTTCTTGCCGATATCAGCTTGGGCAATGACGCCATCAGCCTGAACCAGGAACAGTTGGCTGGGGTCGTCGATGACTTCGCAGTCGATCTGGCCAATTTCCACGTTGATCGAACCAGGGTAGTAGTTCTTCCAAGTGGGCTTGTTGGCACGGGTGGGGTCGTTGTACTGGCAGCCGTTGAAGACGCCGGTGGGGGCGCCGTGGGTGGATGCGTCGTACTTGATGATGTAGCCGTCATAGACTACGACCAGGTCGCCCTGGAAAATTGCCCCGGGCTGGTTGTCGGCAATCTGGTAACCGTATTGCTTTTGAGCACCGGTTGCAGACAGGTTGCCAGACGGACGCAGACCAAAGGGCTTGTTGACGTTTGCCATTTGAATCTCCTAGAGGATGGAAGGTTGTCAGCCTTGTGGCTGACGGAACGTGGTGCGCGAACTCCGCTCGGGAGTTTGGATTCGCATTGAAGAGTGTGCGTTCTCACGCATCATCTCGTTGTCCACTGCCTGCAACTGTTCCTGCGCCTTCTGGCGGAAGTAGGCATTACGCTCTTCCACAGTCTCTTTCGGAATCTTGGCCAGCAAGAGGCCGCCCACAGAGATGACACCGGCATGCTTGCCGTCGTCCATCGTCGGCAGAAGCCCACGATACTCTTCAGGGACGCTTTCGGGACGAACAAGTTCGTAGCCCTCACGCATCTTGCTGTACACGTTCTGATTGTCCAGATTGCCGTTGACTTCTGCACGAATCCAACGGTACTGGAAGCCTTCAGGGGCAGGAGGTGCATCCAGACGCGAAGGCGGACGCCACGGCTTGCGACGAACTTCTTTGTCCCGGCTTTCGGCGGAACGGCTGGCTCGGTCGATAGTGATTTTTTCGCTCATGACTTACTCCTTCACGTACTTGGCATACTCTTCAAGAGGTACACCCAGCTTCTTTGCAATGGCAACCTGACTCGGCGAAAGCCGGACAGTTCGGCGCGCACTATTGATTCCGGAACTCCGGGAGGCAGGTGCAACAGCAGGCGCGACACGCTGTTGTCTGGTTGGTTGGTTGGACGATTGATCGCCCGCGAAGTGTTTCGGGAACTCCTCCCGAATTCTTCGATCCAGTTCAGTATAGTATTCGTCGGAATTGGGGTCAACACCTTCTCTTTCGATCAGGTCTTGATGGATACCCCAGGCTGCGTAGGTCATCACGCGGTTCTGGCCAAACCATTCATTCTTGGCTGCCCAGTCCTCAGCGCGAGGATCAGGTGCCGCGGCTTTTGGCTGCTGGCGCTGCTGAACGGCCTGCTGTACAGGCTGCTCTTGCGCAGGACGCTGACGAGCCGCTTCCTGCTGCTGAAGCCACTGCGATACCTGACCCTTTTCCTGCAACAGAGTGGCCAGGCGCTCCTGAGCTTCTATTTCCGTGTTGAGATCGCCTTCTTCACGCGCCTTGGCAATGATCTGGCGCAGCTGTGTCTGTTGCGTCTCCAAGCGAACCTTGGCTTCGTTTAGGCGACTGTAATCGGTGTGCACCAGACGCTGCTGAAGCTCCTGCGCCTGCGACTGCAGGCCCTTGGCATATTCCAGGGCGGCCTGTTCGCGGCGCTCGGCTTCGCGCATTTTGGCAGTGAGCTTGGCGATGCGCTTTTGAACCGCATCATTGACGCTGCTGAGCTCATCAGCATGCTCCTGCTGGTCCGTACGGGCGGCAGGTTGTTCAGGGGCAGGCGCTGCCTGCTCTTCCTGTTTGTTTTCGGGCTCTTCGCCCAGCGAAACGGTTGTGGCCTTTTCGCCTTCGCCCAGATCGAATTCGAGCTGGTCGTCATTCATCGCAGTTGCCATTGCTTACCTCACATGTGAAGGATGTCTTCGGGGTTCTGGATCGTTGCCAGCACTTCATCATCATTGATGATCCGGATCTCGCCTCCGTCGATCGGCAGGCGGGCGCCTGCGTAACGGCCAAAGACAATCCAGTCACCTTTTTTGCACCACGGACCGGTGGGGAACTTGCCCTCATCGGCGTAGGCAAGAGGTCCAACAGACAGCACATAGCCGCATACCGTAGCCGCTTGCTCACGCGAGCGGGTCTGGTCTGCCAGCACAATGCCACCTTTGGTCTTTTCTGCCCCGCGGTAGGGCAGGATGATGATGCGCCACCCGGTAGGGACGGGCATGCGATCAAGAACGCTTTGCTCGATCTTGGTGACATCGAGGCTGCCCTCTTTGTCATAAGCATCGTCAAGCTCAGGAACGTGCGCGGCTGCTTCCTCCGCCCACTTTCTCTCCAGTGCAGTCATCTCAGTTGTTTCCATCATAGGGACTCCTTATAGGTCTTGGTTTTTGTCAAGAAGGTTTTGGATTTCCATCTCAACAAACTTGTAGCCCTCAAGGCGTCCCATCAGGAACCGATACTGCTCCATGTCCTTCACATTGCCGTTGGCCACGAATTCCTCCGTCTGGCGACGCAGGCCTCGAATGGCTACCAGCACTCTTTCAGCAAACTCAAGCATGGATTACTCCGATGAAGCAGACAGATAGGACCCCTGTCTGAGGGCTGTGGGTGCATTATGCACCCTTTGGTTACGTAATCAATACCTTGTTGAACGCATCTTTGCGATAAACGTACGTTTTCTTAGGCTCGGGGGCTTTGGTTGCGGCCTTGACTGGCTTTTGAGATTGCTTGGAGGCGGGCGTTTTGGGCGGCCTGGCTGGCTTGCGTTGCATCTTTGGCTCCTTGTTGCTGCAGTTTCTGGGCATCCAGGGCCAACTTGGCCTGGTCGATTTGTTGATCGCCCTGGACCCGCATGCCTTCGAGCTGGATGCGGGCTTTTTCGTTCTGGTCCTTGGCCTGGTCGGCGGCGGAGCGAGCCTGGATCTCCTGCTCCTTGACCTTGACCAGAGGATCTTCCTGCGGACCCATGAGCTGCGATTGCAGTTCCTTGGCCTGTTGGTAGTACTCGACCGTCTTGAGCGCAATCATGGCCTCACGCTGCAGGGCAGACACGAGCTTGTCGGGGTCGGTGCCGTACTGCTGGAACAGCTCGGCTTCGACCTGCTCTTCGGCCTTGAGGCGGATGTGCTCAAAGATGTGTTTTTGCACGTTGACCGCGACCTGCGGCATGCTTGCCAGCATGGGCGACAGGCCAAACAGTATGTGCGACATGATGTGTGCATCGTGCTGCTGGCCAGCAAATGCTTTGAGCGGCGAGCCGTCCAGGGCCTGAGCGTTCTCGCTGGCAGGGTCCTTGGGCTTGTCGACGTTCTGCGTATTGAGAATCTGGTCGATGTCGCGCACCCCGATTGCCTCATACATGCGGCGATAGGCCTCGTACATGTTGTGCATCTGCGGGTTGCTCTGAGCGAGCTGCAGCTGTGTCTGCGCCATGGTGATGCGCTGGGCCACAGAGAAGATGTTGGGATCAGAGACCGGCAGCACATCGATGCGATCGTCAAAGTCCTTCTTCTTGATCGTGCGGCTCTCGCCGGGCACATCGTACGGATACTCGTCAGGCAGGCTCTCTGCAAAGCCCTCGGCCAGCAGCTTGAATTCGATGCGCTGAGCGTAGTGCAGGCGCTTGTGGATGGACGACATGACCTGGCCGCCCTTCTCGAGCAGCGCGATCGTGGTGCCCACGGCGGCGTTCTGATTGCTGTCGCCTACCTGCATGTCGGTGACGCTGGCCAGGCGGCGGCCTGCATCGGCGCAGAAACCGAGCAGCGCGAACAGCGTCTGGCTGGGCTCCTTATACGGCAGTGGCATGAGCGTCTGGGTGAGCTCCTGGCCCCCCGCGTCAATGTCACGGAACTCGCCCGGCTGCAGCGGCACGTCATCGTTCATGATACGTGCGCCCTTGGCCTTGAAGCCAGCAGGCAGGTTCACGAGTGTGCCTGCGTCCAGCATCTGACGCAGAGCAGAGGTGGCTGCCTGGCTCAGGCCGCCCACCAGGTGCAGGAAGCCTAGGCCATAGGCGCCCAGGCCCTGAACCAGCACGTAGTGCACGTAGTACTGCTTGCGGCGATAGAGCTCGTTGCCTTCCTTCCAGTTGCGACGCACGCCAACGGTGGCGCCAGAGGTGCGATCGATCGTGATGATGTAGGGCAGCTTGATGCCTGTGGCTTCGCCGTCGTCATCCTTGTGCTCAAAGCCCATAAGGTCATAGTCGACCTGGAACTCGAGCAGTTCCATCTCCTCGTCGTCCGCATTGGGCACGATCTTGGTGACGCGGTCGGTTTCCTTCTGGATGATGTTGTTGCCAACGTCAGCCGTGGAGCGCTCCTGGGCGTTGTCGAGGTACTGACCGCGCAGCACGGCCTTCTTGTACTCGTTGACGGTCATCGGCACGATGTGCGTGATACGAGGGCACTCGCTCATCACGCTGGAGCCGTTGTAGGGGATGTACAGGTTGTCGGGCAGGATCAGCTTGCTGACCATGCGGCCCTTGTCATAGTCGTAGTAGACCTTCTTGAACGCAGAGCCGCCGTAGCCGACGTAGAACAGGAGCTGGTCGAAGTCGGGCGTGTACTCCTCCATCACCGTGGTGATCTGGTAG